AGATTACCTCTATATACTAGAGTAAAATTACCAGTAACTGATGAAGACCGTAAAAAAGAAAGCCCACTAAGAAATATATTAAAAGGGCTTGGTCAAATTGTGACTGGTTTATTTGGTGCAATTCCAGATAAAGGAAATGAAGCAGTTGCAAAAATGGCAAGAAACAGAAACCTTGCAATATTTAATGGACTCAATGCGATCGTTAAAGGAACAGTTACTGCAGTCGGTGGAAAACAGGCAGGTCGTGATTATTCTGAAAAAGTAGCTAAACTTGTTCCTGGTAAAGCAGCAGTTAAGGAGGATATGCTTTCGCTAGGCGATGCACCAGGAGTAGTTGTAGTAAATCCGGAATCTCCAGGTCAAGTAATGCAAACACCAGACTCTCTACCTGGTAATAATATGGATATTTTTTCTCTAGCTGGACCGGGTAAAAAAATTACCTCGACTAAGAAAAGTAAAAAGAAGAGCAAGAAAAAAGAGGCTAAAGTTAATCATATAGTTTCTAGCTTTTCAGACTTTATGCAGCGCAAGTAATTGTATGCAGTATAATTTTACAATCACAATAAATAATAAAAAGAAATATAGTAAATGAGCATAGCTAATCCTAATTTACTTGGAGCAAACTCGAACACTGGCGAAGCACCAAAATCATCTACAAATGATTTGCTTGGCATAACTGATGCTTCATGGTCTTCTTTAAATAATACTCACACGGAAAAAATATACGGAGCATCCGATGCTGCAGGTAAAGAGGCAAAGGCAGTATTAGGAACTGACTCTATCTTTAATCCATTTTATGTATTTAGATATGCAAAATATGGAAGTATTTCTGGCGATAATTATTCTCCGGAATATCACAAAGATACTCAAGACGTAGCTTCAAATGTTCTTGAAGCATTTGCATTAACTCCATTAGATAAGATTAAAGAGCAGAAAAAGGAAACAGAAAACCCGACTGCTGGAGAAATTATTCGTTGGGCTCAAAACAATGCCGATCAAAATAAAGGCGATACTATTTTTGGTGCAATGCCATATCAATGGAACGATTTCTTATGGTGTAAGTGGTATGGTAAAATGCCCAATAATAGAATGTTGACGCTACGTCGATTTCCAATTCCAGTAGAGGATAATTTACAAATTGCTGAATCAAAAGCCCCATTGGTGCCAATTGCACAAGCAGTTACCTGGTGGGGAGGAGATACTGGAAATAAATTATCTAGTGTATTAAATATTGATTATGGATATAATTGGATAGACAGAACGGCTAAGATGCAGGACGTTACTGGTAATGAAATTTCAGCAGATGCACTATTAGACGCAGCAGCATTAACACAAACAGATAATCCTAACCTTAGAAAGATTTTACTTGCAACTCTTTTTCAAAATAACGATAATCCATTTGCAGCAACAGGATACGACGGAAAAGTACAAGACTGGCTTAAAACTGCATATGGCGAAGAAGGTCAATATTGGAATCGTGTGCGTGGTCCACTTAATGTAATTAACTCAACTAAAATTAGAAACACTGGGTTCACATATCAACATCCAGTATCGATGACATTTAGTTATAAATTAAGATCGTTTTCTAATATTAATCCTAGGATTGCAATGTTAGACCTAATCAGTAACTTTTTATCCTTAACTTATAGTAAAGCAGAATTTTGGGGTGGAGGAATCCGCTATTTTCAAAAAACTGGTTTTATTCTTCCTGGAATACCAAGTCAAAAGTTTGAACAAGGCGATTTTATTGGAGGTATACAGGAAACAATTACGTATATGCTTGGAGAATTCCAAAAGAAAGGAAAAGACTTAGCCGAAGGTATCGCGGCACTTACGAAAGGAGTCAGCGATGCTGATCTTACTGGAGTAGCAAACACGATAGGGGCTTCACAGACTGCACAAAACATTGCAGGTTCATGGGTATCAGAACTTATACAGACTCCTCTTATGATGCGATCATTCCTAGACGGTCGAGCAGTTGGTGAATGGCATCTTACGGTAGGTAACCCAATGAATCCACTGGCAGTAATGGGAAATCTGTGCTTAAAAAGCACTAGCATGTCATTCAACGATTCATTAGGTATGGATGATTTTCCAACTGAAGTTACGTTTAGAGTAGTGTTTGAACACGGCAGACCTAGAGCAAAACAGGATATTGAATCAATGTTTAACTTTGGTGGAGGTGCATTAACCTTTACTCCATTACCTCAGCCTTCTTCTTCATATAACTCATATGGAGAAAGAAATAGTATTGCATTAAATAACGCACGGAACGGAAGAAGCGACACTACTCCAGGTTCAACACAAAGCAGCACAGCAACGTCAGTCGGACAAGTGTTTGAATCTACTGCCGGCGGAACAAAAAATAGCAGTACTGGTGCAAATAAAGAACGATTTGGTCAGTTTGACGATAAAACTAAAGATCAAATTGCAGGTTATATAAAAAGCAAAGTTGCAAGAGCATACGGAACAAAATTTGCAGAATCTCCAGTTTTGGTAGACTACTTCCTAGACTTAAAAACAAAAGACTAATATGTTAATAACTAGATTACTTCGACTTAAGAATATTTTTACGACAGCTGCCGGCGACGGAATAGTTGACTTAATTAGTTCAACTTTTAGTTTTGCAAAGGATTCAGGAATTGCACAAAGTGTAATCAGAGTACAGGATGAAGAGGCAATGCGCCCAGACTTAATATCCGTTCGTGTATATTCAGATCAGCAATACTATGAAGCTCTAATGAAATATAATGGAATATCGAATCCATTTGCAATTGCGCCAAATGATATATTATTTGTACCTGCATTCAAGAGCCTTGAAAAGATGATGGTTACTCCAACTAAAGTAATTGATAAGGGAGCACAGAAGAAAGATAATAACGAAGCTAAACTCTTAAATCCTAAAACAGTTAAAGATAAAAAGAGATTAGAGGCTCTAAAGGATAAGGTTAAAGAAATTGTTCCGCCAAACGTTAACACTACTGGAAACAAGAATGTTAAGGTGAGAGACGGTAAAGTAATTTTCGGTGAGGACGTTACTCAAGTAAATAAAGATAATTGTCCAGTACCTATCTCAAGAGCTAGACTAATTCAGCAGTTAACTAAAGCAAATTTATTTTAATGTCATTTGGTCAAATCATAAAAGGTACATTACTACCAAAGGTTCAGTTAAAAACGTTATATGAAGAGGATACTTCATCTGATAGTACAAATCCATCATCATATAAAGCGCCAAAAAGCATGCCAGATTCTGGCCAAAAGACCGGTGCAACTGAACCTTATATTAAAATAGGCGGACAGATCGTTAAGGGTATTGAAACAATGATACTTGATGAAACGGGTTTTATTCCGACAATCTCTCTTACGTTTGTTGATAATTTTGGTGAATTTGCAGGGGATTACTTTCCCAAGACTGATCTACTTATGAGCGTCTACTTGAAAGTCGGTACTGAAAAATTAAAACCGATTCGTTGCGACTTTTTAATTACTCATGTGAAATCAATTCCAGCAAAATATAATGGTGAACGTAAAGGTATTTCAATTGGTACGACGTACTTAATTAAAGGCGAGTTATATGTTCCTGGAATCTATGCAAATATTTCTAGAAGTTATTCGGGCCTAAATTCAAAGGATGCATTAAAAAAGATATGTGGTGATTTAGGTTTAGGTTTTGCTGAAAACGAGAATACGCCTAACGATAAGATGACTTGGATTAATACGAACATGAGCACTCTTGCTTTTATGCAAACGATTGCTCAGCACGCGTATCAAGACGATGATTCTTTCTTTATGACTTTTATTGACAAATACTATTACTTAAATTATGTTGAAGTAAATCGTCAGTTGAAGGTAGAAGAATCTCAACAGACATTTTTAACTTCAGCTAGGCCATTAAACAGTGGAATTAATCAGAATCTTGCAGATTCTCCAGAAAGAGCTCAACTTGAAGAAGAGACAATGGTAAATTATCTTACTACTGAACTTGAATATAAAGGTAAAGCTAATTATATTACTTCGCTAAACTTAATTTCTGATCAAGGACAAATTGTTAAAAGTCAAGGTTATAAGAAACATATTTTCTATTATGACCATCTTAAGTCGACCCAGACTCCATCTGAAAAGTTTAAAGACTTTTTCATGAGTCCACTTAAAAGTATTGATCGTAATCAAGATCAATTTCTAGTGCCAGCTGACCAACAATTAGCAGAAAACGAGATTAAAAAATGGATGAATATTGACTATGGTAATAATCATCCTGAATGGAATGCTGCACGTTTATTGAATGCGCATAATTTAAAGGAATTAGATAAAATAAGACTTAAAGTTACGCTAAATAATATAAATTTTCAGGCAGTTAAAGGATTTACGGTGCCGATTTACATATCCGTACAAGAGGCTGAAAATACTTTAAAAGCTACAAAATCAACAGAAGAACAAGACGCAAAAATAAAGAATGAAAACGGTCTAGGCGCACAAACATTTGATGCTCAATTAAGCGGTTATTATTATGTATCAGGTGCAAAGTATTACTATGATAAACTTAACCCAAATGGATTGTATACTGAACTCTTCTTATCAAGAAGAGAATGGGCTCCTTCTAAAAATAATAACTAACGATGCCTCATAATTTCTATGGAATAAAAAATAAAGTTGATAATTTCAGAAAGGGTACTTTTATGGATCCGTATGATGAGCCTACGTTCCTGACGTTTGCACTAGACTTTAAATTTGAAGATACATCATCGCTTGTGCAGGACACTCGACTTGCTGAATCTCCTCTTTTTATTGAAAAGGAGGGAGGAATCATTGAGTTCTTAAAGAACAGAGGCCATGCTGACAAAGCTCATGGCATGAAAGTATTTAAGAATATTTTATCTTACTTAACCTTTGATGCTCCATGGTATTTCCAAAGTATTTCAGGTTTAGGCGCGATGTGGAAAGGAGCGACAGATATTGAATCTGGTTGGAAAGGTAAAAGTGCAACGATTACTATAGACACATTAGAGGCAGTTGACCTAAGAATAAACGAATTAGCTGATATCTATCGTAATGCAGTATATGATAAAATCCACATGAGAGAAAGAGTGCCAGATAATTTAAGATGGTTCTCAATGGATATTTATGTGGCAGAGGTTAGAAACTTGCGTTATCGAATTCCAGGAGTTGGACAAAACGCTGCTAACTTGTTAGGAATAAACACTGGTACGATTGGAAATATCGTAGGTGGTGGCAATATCTTATCTAACGTATTAAAACAATACGGCTATATTAAATTTAGATGTAGACAGTGCGAATTTGATTTTTCAGACACTTTTGCTGGCGGCTCCGGCAAACTTGAAGTGACTCCAAAAAATACACCTGCAACTAATTCATTTAAAATTAATATTGGTTTCTTTGAAGAAGAGAGCACATATGCAGATGGCAGTAAATTATTTGACGATCATATCAAGTCTGAACTGCATAATCCATGGAGTGCACGAAATGTTGGTACGAATGTTCAAAACACTGCATCTTTCTTGTCTGGCTTACCGGTAATTGGAGAGTCAATTCAAAATGCTGGTGAAAGCGTGCAGAACGCTCTTGCTCAAGTAGGAGGATTAATTAATCCAGCATTGGGCGCAGCAAGTAATTTCTTAGAACCGCCAGTAACTGATCTCGGTAATGTATATGGCAACTAACTAAACCAAAAGTACTTTTTTAGATATAATTTAATATGGATAATCACGATATAGAATCACGAAATAACCGAGACTTAGTTGACAAACAATTTCTTGGCATAGTTGAGGACGCAAACGACCCTCGAAAAGAAGGTCGTGCAAAAGTTAGAGTTATTAGCCTATACGATGATATTGCAGTAGCTGATCTTCCGTGGGCGTATCCAAAACAAAAGAGCGCTTTTTTCGGTAAGAAAGGCAAAGGAGGTTCCTTATCGGTTCCTAAAAAAGGATCGATTGTTGCAGTTAGATTCGATAATGGAAATCCCTATTCACCAGAGTACTATTCCTTGCATGAAATTGCAGACGATGTGCGAGAAGAGTTAGGTAAAGATGGAGAATATTTAGGTTCGCATATTGTGCTATTTGATGGTGACGAAGAGTTAAAAATCTGGTTCAGTATTAGTAAAGGAATTACAATGCAATTAAAAGGATCTAGAGTAAATATTGGTCGCGATAAAGCGATTAC